TCAAGAAGTCCTTCTTCCGTTAATAAGATGCGAATGAGTCCTACTCATTGCTATACGAGTATTTAGTCCACTCAAGAAAAACCCCCCTAATATTAGTAGTATTAGAGGGGTCGGAGAATCTAAGTGTCAGAACACTTAGAAATTACTCAATTAGTCAGTTGCAGAACCAACGATCTTAACACCGTGGCTGTTCTGAAGGATACCTTGACCAACAACAGCAGTCAACATAACTTCAGTAGCGCGGCTTGCGGCCTGGCGTTGTGTCTCTAAGTTCACACCACCACGCATTACGTGAGCCAATGCTGTTGGAGCAAATACTGCACCAACCATGTTCAACTCGCTGTCTGCGTCTGTGTCTAAGTCTGACTTAACTAGGCTGCTTTCAAAAATTGTGCATCCACCGATTGTGCCAATGAAGCCACGCTCCAATACAGCACTACCTAAGCCACTAGCAGTAGCAACAGTGCCACCAGCATTGTAAAGGGCTTTCTTCAATTGCAATGCTTGGCGTGGGCCAACAACTGCGAATAAAGGACCAGTTACTTTGTTGCCACGCAATGTAGCGATAGCATCAAATAGGTTGTCAACAGTGATAGCACTGTCTTGTGTTCCAACGCTTGAAGAGAAACTGTTGAACAAAGCGAATACATCTCTGTCCATCTTTTCAGCAATAGCACGACCAGCACTTAGGCCTAGGTCAGCAATTACATTGCGCTCTGCAGAATCACGCAAGAAGTCAGTAACTTGGAAATAAGTTCCGATTTCTGCCAATGAAATTGACACTGCTTGTGCGTTAGATTCGCTAGGACTTGGTGCAGTTCCTTCAGTTAAAGAACCTGCTGTTACAGCAGAGTAAACTGGGATCTGAATTGTTTTACCAGCGTTCACTGGATAGTCAAATGCTGTTACGATTTGACGAGCGATTGAGTTTTCATAAGCCGCAAATTGAGCATCGCCCAATAGGTTTGTGAAAACATCTGCCATACCTCCAGCGTTTGTGCCGCTGTTGTATGCTCCTGCATTATTTGCATTAAATGCCATGATAATATCTCCTTAATTAGATTTTAGGCTTTGACGCCCCTTGATTGGGCGTATAGTTTTCTATGTTCTGCGTTCCGCATATCCAACTGAGAGACATCAACATTCGCTGGCATACCCGATTGGATATTTGAGCGTGTGTTAGTAGTTGCTGGAGTAGGTTGAACAAAATGTGGATTACTTAATAGGAATTCCTGCACTAAGTCTTCTACTGCTAATGGTGTGCCGTTATCTTTGTAACGAACTGCACCTTTGGTGTCAACTACTTCAACTTCACCTTCACCATTAAGTCTTACTTGATTGCTTAACAACGCTTTTACTTGGTCTGCATTTACAGCCTTAAACTGAGCCGCGGCACTGAGTATTGGCGTATTAATTTTGTAATCCTTAATAATCGCATCTCTCTTTTGGATTTCAGAATCCTTTTTGGCTGCTAATTCTTTAATGGCCTCATCAAATTGGCCTCGCTTGAGTTGTTGTTCCTGTTGACGCTTTTCATACTCAGTTTTAATTGAGCGTAGTTCGTCTGGATCACCTAAGTCTTCGTATTTGCTGGCAAACTTCTTCTCAATTTGAGATTTAGTTCTTGCCAGTATTGCGTTGACTTCATCTTGCGTAAATGTCTTAGCGGCTTGTGCCTGATTTGCTGTATCGCCAGCGGGATCAGTTCCCATGTCGTTGTTGCCAATGTTTTGATCGGTCATTGTTAACCTCGCCTCCTTTAGAGTTATGTTTATTTATGTGTATCGCTAATCTTAGCACGAATTTCGTCTAAAACACGGCGATTTTGCTGTATTAAACAAGGAACTGGTGTAGCATATGGGCCATAACCAGGATGACTCCATAACCACTCATATTCTTTGCTTGTGTTTAATTTAGCACATAACTTTTTGAGTCTTCTGCGATTTAGGCTGCTTACATAGACTATGGCTTGATATTCGCCTAAGTCTTGTGGCAGTCCTTGTCGCCTTAGTAAAATCTGCCCTCGTTGCCATGCGGCATAACTCCAAGGGCATTGCTGTCTTATCTTATAAAAGTAATCAGCCCAATTAACGCTTTGGTGGCTTCTTGCCTCTTCCACGACCTCTTCCCATTTTACGCTCCTCTGGTGTTTTATGTGTTGGATGTCTAATCTCTGTATGTGTTGTTGTCAAGTAATTAACGAGGTTGTGGGCTATGCCCTCTAATCTACGGATGTCTACACGACTGCGTGGCATTGAATTTTCTATCTTGCCTAGTAATGAGTTACAACCTCTATGTAATACTTGCCTTAGGAACCCAGTCTTGTGGCAGTGGTCAAGCACTGCATCGTCCTGGATATCTTCACCGCATAAGGCACATTTATAATTTTGATGTGATAATTGCGTTTCACGATATGCCTTAATCTCTGTTGACTTTAACTTCACTTTGTCTTTGCTTTCTTCGCTCTAGACTGGCTTGCTTTAATTGCTTGTGCTTGTCTAACCGCGCCTGCTCTTGTTGGATATACCTTACCACTTTTACCGTATTGCCAGCCTTTTCCGCCACGGGGACCAGTTGCTCTATGTATTGGCATAATTGTTCCTTAGTCATCTTTGTGAACATAACCCATTTCAGCATAGGCAATATGTTCTTCTTCTGTTCTAGCATAAAACTTGTCACCAGTCTCTGGGTTGACCATGACGTGTGGTTCAAACGGATATACTGGACTAATTTGTTCTGCTGGCACATACTCACCTTTGGTAATACCTAGAACAGCGTTTGGATCTTCATCTAACGCTTCAACAAGTTCGTGGTCAATTAAGTTCAATACACGAGGATCTGTAGCCGCAGATTTTGCTGCCACAAGTTTTTGCACTTCCATCATGTTGTCTTTGATGTTGAAACTGCTTGGATATTCGATTTCACCATCCCATGACTTACCTTGATATTGGCACCACAATTCCCATAATTGTTCTTCAACTAATTCTAAGTGACTAGATTTTTCACTTAATTTTGCGTTGAGAAGTTGAAACTCTTGCTCTTGTGCAACACCACTCATACGACGACTTTCTGTTGAACGAATTGAACCAGTGTTGGCCATTTTGTCAATGGCTTCTGTAGTGTGATTAATAGATTGATAGATTTGATTTACATCAGTGCTCACTGACAACATATAAGGCTTCAAGCCAGGATCCATGTTGTCTTCCATGGTAACAATAGCACCAGCACCAGCGGCTGCTTCTGTGCCAACAGTTTTACAGAGCGCCGGATGTCCGTTAATACGAATGCTTTGTTCTACTTCACTGGTCATGTTGTAGATGTATTTCTGTGCACCAGCAATGTCTGCAATGTCGCTGATACCAATGCCACGCACTGGACTACGATGATTGTAGGCCAATACTGCTGGAATTTTACCTAGTCCGTTGATTTCAATGACTTCACTGTCAACTTGTTTGCGTTCGTGATTAACAACCTTGGTAACAATAGTTTCTTTAGTCCACTCTTTGATAGTGGTAAATGTGTCATTGACTTCTTCTGTGTATTTGAGATACTGTAATTCAAAACGGCCCATGGCATCACGGCTCCATTCCCAATCCATCACAGTAAGTGGTGTCAACAATGTAACATAAGGTCTGACACCCATGGCCATTTCTTCGCCTAGTGTTTGTGCGTTGACATTTGGCTTGGCCATCATGATCCAGCAGTGTCCGAACACACTTGCCCATATGCTGACTTCTTTCATAAACGCATCAAAACTGCGTCCATCTAGGTCAGCGTCTTCTAAGAAATCCATAACAGTTGTGTCATACTCTAGCAAGCCTAGGTCACGCTCTGGTTCTTCGCGGAATAGGAAACTGATATAAGTTTGGATCACTGATTTGCAGTGATTTTCTACAAATGTGGTGTTTAAGCGTCCATTGTATTCGCTTTGACTTTCATTGATATATTTGGTCAAATAGCCAGCCCGCTTGTATTCTTCTCCGCCCATGTAACTGTCAAGTAAAAACTCCCAGTTGTCTTGGTTGCGCTGATACAGCATATTTGTGCTGATGGCATACATATACTGCTCTAACAATGTTTGATTCATATCTTTTTCCTATTATGCTATTTGGTGCGTCCAACGCTTGGGTTGGTATGTGTCTTCACGTTCTCGTTTGATTGGGAACATGAAATCAATGCAATACGAAGCCGCATCAAACATATGGTCCCATTGTCCTTTATCGGGAACTTGAGTATTTTCTTTGTAACAGAACTTTTCAAGACTCTCTATTGTGTATTTACACTTGGGGTCAATAAAGAGGTGTCTAACACCATCCGAACTGCATAGTCTTGCGTTGTAACTGTTTATTCTGTCTCTGACGAGATTGTGTCTTGTTGGTGCACGGACTGTGAAGCCTGCATTGCGTAAGATTGTAAAATCCGTGGCACCCGACGCTGAGGTCTTGCGTTGATTACCTGCTGGGTCTGGATAGCAGATGATCGTGCTTTTTGGATATCTTCTAGATATTTCGTCCGCCATTTCTTGGGTATTAGAATTAAGCATATGGATTTCGTCAATTTGATACATCTCCCTACCTTGTTGAACATAGATGGCTGCTGTTACTGGACTAGTGTTAAAGTCCATGCCAATATGCAGTATTTTCGTGTCTGGATTTTCCAAACGCTTTATGTTATGTTCTCTTGAGAAATTGTAAGCAACAACACCTTGGAATGTTTCCCAAGTGGCTTCAAATTCTTGTTTATAGGTTCTGGCATCCATTTCAGCACGAGCCGCCTCAAGTTCTGCCTCGCTGACAAAACCGCCTTGTGCAGTTGTGTATTGAAATGATTTCCATGTATCTGGATGATCTTCTTCCATGCAGTAAAGTTCATAGGCATGATTGTTCTTGCCTTTGGGTGTGCCAATTATTAGTGCACCACCTTCACTGTCTGCTAGGGCTGGACGAATAATTTCTGGGAATAATTCTGGATCACAATCAG